CAATGCAGCATCGGGGCCATTGTCCTCCTTGCAGGTCTCGCTGCACACCGCTGATCCCGGCGAGACTGGCACTCAGGGCACCAACGAAACGTCCTACACCGGCTACGCCCGCGTACCGCTGGCGCGCTCCACCGCATCGAGCGGCTGGGTAGTGACGAACAATTCGGTGTCGCCTGTTTCCGCTATTAATTTCGGACAGGCGACATCAACATCAACGGGGACGCTGACGCATTTTGCCGTGGGGGCAACAACAGCATCCACGGGCGGCGTGATTTACTACAAAGGGACAATCTCGCCAAATATTAATTTCGGGCAAAATGTCACGCCGCAGTTGACTACGTCGTCGAGCATATCCGAAGATTGATCTGGTCGTGCTCTACATCGTTTCCGGCTTCATGCGAAGTGGCACGTCCATGATGATGGAGGCATTGAGAGTTGGCGGCTTAGAGGCCGTCTATTCCCCGAGGCGCGACGAAGAAATGAACGCCCGCTGGGGCGACGCGGATTATCTTCCCAATGATAGTTATTATGAGTTGGATGGTGAGGATTACCTGCGCGGCGATCTGGCTGGACGTTATGATGGTAAGCTGGTGAAGTGTCTTTGGGGCGGCGCCTTACGCCTTCCGCCCGGTGATTATCGGGCAGTGTTTATGCGGCGTCCCGTCGCCGAAATCCGCATGTCGCTACTTGCCTTTTTTGGCACCGATTACGCCGCAACGCAATTCTCCAATCTAGATAAAGCCATGGATGCGGCGGTCGCGATTCTAAGAGACCGTCGATCTTTTCATTCAGTTGACGAGGTGCATTATTGCGATGCCCTCACCGATCCACAAGCAGTCTTTCGGGATTTGCGCGACAAGGGATGGCCGATTGACCCGGAGAAGTCGGCGGCTATTCCTCGGATGAACAAGGCCAGATTTGTCGATGCGCGAAATTGAAACCAAGCGCACACGCTTTTCAAAAACCTTCGATCTAGGTGAGGGCCGATATCGCCTGGAGATTGGTCGCCTACCGTGCCATTTTGAACGCAACGGCAAGCTGCATGATATCGACCTCACGCCTGTTCTTGATTTTGAGCTGGATCAGTATTCAGTCAATAATTGCCCGTATTCATTAAAAGTTTCGAACAGTTCCCCGGCGCACGTATATAATTCCCAGAGTGGAAAGCGGGTCAGCATTGAGCTGAATGCTCAGCCGGGGAAGCCGCTTGTTGAGCACGGACTGTTCAAGTGGGCTGAGGTCGGCCTCGACTCCGACTACATCATTCAGCCTCTTCCGGCAGGGTGTGCAACCCTGCTCGTGCTGAATTCCCCCGACGCACCGCGCAAGTGGTCATGGCAGATTGGGGGCGACATGAGCCTGATTGTGCCGCTGGTCGGCAAGGATTCGGCTGGTCGGCACCTCGAAATAATTGAGCGGCGCGATTCCGACAAAGGAATCATTGAGGTCGAGTGGACTGGCCGCACGCTCCTGCCACATGCACTTCGTCGCAAAAAAGGGATTGCCTGGACAGATGACGTAACTTGGCCGGCTGTCATTGATCCCACCGTAAACGAGAACATTGTTTCTGGCGGCGACGATATTTATTCGATTTGGGCCGGAGGCGGCGCAACGTCCTCCGGTTTCAATACATATGCATACACGCTCCGCGCCGGACGCACGGGGGCATACCGGCTCTATGCGGGGCTGCGCTTTCAGACCATTCCCGTCCCTCCTGCCGCGACCATCAATTCGGCGACATTAACCGTAAGAGTGATTACGGTTCTCAATACTCCAGACTTGAATGTTTACGGCAATGATGTAAATGACGCACCCGTATGGGACGCGGGCAGCAACCGCGTCAAGAATATCAGCAAAACAACGGCCGTAACGAATAAGGCATCTTGGACAAGCGACGCGGATAACGCCATCACTGTTACGGCGGTTGTGGCAGAAATTGTTGCCAGGGCAGGATGGGCGTCAAATAATGACATAGCGTTTGGCGTATTTAATAACGCTCCGTCCGGGGACCACGTACTGGCGTTCGCCAGTCTTGAACACACAACGCTGACTGAAGCGCGACTAAGTATCGATTATTCTGCCGCTGCGGCTACGCCTGCGGCGGCGTCATCCGCAGGCGTAGCGACGGCGATTGCCAGAGGGGCGAGCACCCGCGCAGCCGCGATGTCATCGTCTGGCGTAGCCACAGCCGTGGCTGTCGGTCGATCAACATGGGCGGCCGTGGGAAACGCAGTCGGCAGCGCGAGCGCTGTTGCCGACGGCGCCGCCGGGATTGTTACCTCTGTTGTTGCTAATGCGATCGCTGGTGCCAGCGCAAATGCCGTCGGCGCGTCCACGGCCAGCGCCGACGGCCAGTCTGATGGCGTGGCAACCGCTGTTGCGAATGGCGAGGGCGGCATCGTCATCGTCGTTCCTGACTTTACCCCCGTTGGCGGCGGGGGCGCCATCCCGCCGGCCCGCGACCGCGACAAACGCTTCCGCATCCGCAAGGACAAGACCCAGCCGCACGTCATCCGCGTGGGCGATTGGCCGACAGAAGCGCAGCTTCGTGAGCTGGCCGACGCGCTGGAGAGAGAAGAGCGGCGAGACTTTGCGCAGTTCATCTCCGGACTTGAAGAACCAGAGCAGGCTGAAGTTTATGACGAAGAGGAACAAGCCCTGATGCTTATTCTTGCTGCTGCGTAATTATACAGTTGACATCTTCAATAAACTATGCATCTCCTATAAGGATCGCAGAAAATGCCAGCGACGCCTTGGCTTCCCAAGCCGCTCCCCTGGATGCCCCCCGATTATACCGATGACGTGGTGATGGCCGTGCGCGCTTTTGAGGCGGGCAATGCTAATGAGGGCCAGCAGAAGACCGTTTGGCGCTATCTGATGTACGTCACCAAGGCGTCAGAGGAATTCCAAGATCTATCGTTCCGCCCGAGCGGCGGCGCAGCCGGAGGTCCCGGAGAGGCGGGCTTCTTTGCCGATGGCTCGCGCTTCGTCGGCATGATGTTCCGCAAGCTGCTGCGCGCTGAGTGCACGCCCAAACCCCAATCCACCAAAGCTCCCCTTCCCATTCAGAAGCGTATGCGGCAACGCAGGGCGGAAAAAGCATGAGCAAGGCAACGCTCAATAAGGGACGAATATGGCTCTGATGGTCCCCAGCGGCCCCTCCTTCGCCAACTATTCTGATAATTTCGGCCCGCTGACCGCTGACGGAACAACGGGCTTCGGTGTCGGCGTGGCGATGGGCACATCGAATGCAGATGGCTCCGACACGGCCATTCTGTCAGCGCTCGCGCATGATTGCGAATATTTGTGGATCGGCATTGCCAACACGTCGGCTAGCGCCGAAGCCCCTGCGGCTCTGATGGATTTGCTGGTCGATCCAGCAGGAGGTGCAAGTTGGAGCAATCTGATCACCGATCTGCTGGTTGGCGGGGCGGGGAACGCCTCGTTTAACTCCAGTTCCACGTCCATGCCGCTCGCGTATCATTTCCCGCTCTGGATACCGGCCGGGTCATCGCTCGGCGCGCGCATCAGACGGCAAAGCGCTAGCGCGCGGACAGCGCGCGTCATGATTGTCGCGGCGGGCGGCAACAAGAACCCCGCATCCTGGTGGTGCGGGCAGAGGGTCGAGAGCATCGCCACCTTCGACGCGGCGAACAGCCTCGGCCAGTTACATACGCCGGGCGAGAGCGGCGCCTTTTCCAGCTGGACCAATCTCGGTTCGCCGAACTCGGCGCGGGCCGGCGCCGCGCAGTGGGCTGTCAATAGTGTTACCGGCGCGAGCATGGGGGCATCGACCTATGATTATCAGTTCGGTGTTGGCGGGGTGAAAATCGGCCCACGGGCTTATGTCGGCGCTTCGATCGGCGAAGTCTTATGCCGCCTGTATCATGGTCCGATTTTCTGCGACATCCCGGCTGGGACGCAGTTGCAGGTCCGGGCTGCGGCCAGCGGCACGCTGAACGGCAATCAGACCAATCTCGATTGCGCCGCGTATCTGGTTCAATAGGGCGTATTGAACATGACCATTACCGTTGAGGCATATACCGGCTCCGAGACGATCTCGACCACGGAATGGTCACTGACGACGGACGCCTCCGGACCGGATGCCGATACCAACGCAGGGATCTATCAGGTGTTCGTGGATCTGAGCGCCTTGGCGGCTGGCGACACCTTTGTTTTCAAGACATATGAAAGGGTTCGTACCGGAGATACTCAGCGCGTTGTTTATGAGGTGAATTTCACAGGCGCGCAGTCCCAACCCGTGTGGGTCTCTCCATCGCTAATTTTGGGTGTTGGGTGGGACATGACCTTAGACAAACTGGCCGGCACAGATCGGGCCATTAATTGGCGGATCTCTAGGATAAGCTGATGTCTTGGGCTTTCCAACCACTCCTCCCAGGAGCCGTCCAGCAGCAGAGCGCCGAGGCGCCACCTGATGAGGCATCACCGACTTTGAGCAGCATTGGAGCGGCAGGCGGAGCCATGCGTCTGCATCCCGATCTTCTCGGCTTGAAAAAGAAGAAAAAGAAAGAGCAGGCCGTGCGTGAAGCCGAAGCGGCGGCCCGCGCATCCGCTCAGGCCGAATCAGACTTCCGCATCCTATTAGAGGCGGTGCGAATTCGCGACAATGCCGAGCGGCTGACGGCGGTCAAGCGCAAGCGCGCCGCGATGATGGCCGATTTGGAAAACGCCGCTTTGATCCGGCAATCAAGGGCTGCCTGACCATGTACACCGATAAACCCATGACGCGCAAAGAGATCGACGCCATGCAGGCCGATATGCAGGCGGAGGCGGATTTGTGCACCTTGGTTGAAGCCGCCAAAATTCGCAAGGACAGCTCTCGATATGAGGCGGCGATGCTGGTGAGGAAGAAGAAGCAGGAAGAGCTGGAGCGCGTCGCGACGCTGGTTCCGGCACCTGGGAAAACCATGAAGGCGACATGACCGACAAGACTCTCAATCACAATGACCTGGCTCTTGTTGACGAGCTGACTGACGATGGCGCGGACAAGGGCGCTGCGGCCACCGATGCGGATGCCAGCAAGGGCGGCGACAGCGCCGACAAATCGGCAGAGAAGGGCGCGGACAAGGGCTCCGAGAAGCCGGCCGGCAAAGGCGGCGACCTGTTCGATTTTGACGACGACGATGGCGACGGTGGCAAGCCGGCGGACAAGGACGAGAAAAAGCCCGCCAAGGCCGATGCCAAAGACAAGCCCGCTGAAGAAAAGCCGGGCGAAGCCGACGACAAGAAGCCGGCGGATGCCAAGGCCGGCGAAGAGACCGAGGAGCAAAAGCGCGAGCGGCTGGCCGCCGACGCGGCTTGGCGCGATCGGATCGCCGACAAGATCCTCGGCCCGCTGAAGGAAAAGCTCACCGCCAAGAAATTCGAGCAGCGCCGCGAGCAACTCATCAACCAGCTCAAGCGCTCCAAATCGATGGACGATGCGGTGGTGTCCGGCATCCTGGCGCAGGAGAAGCTGCGCGCCGGGGACCACAAGCGCCCGCCGACCGACGCCTCCCCGGAAGACGCGGCGGCATGGCGCAAGGAGAACGACGTTCCGGAGAGCCCGGATAAATACGAAATCCCCACGGTTCCCGGCCACACCTGGACCGACAAAGACCGGCCGACGATCGACAGCTTCCGCAATTTTGCCCACAGCCAGGGCATCCCCCAGGGCTTGATGAAGGGGCTGGTGGACTGGCAGGTCAAAGAGCAGCAGCGTGCCGCCGAGCAGATGAATGAGGATCTGCGCTCCGCCGATGCCGAAGACCGCGAAACCTGCTACGACCAGATCCGCACCGAGTTCGGCGTCCGCGAGTTCAAGCCGCATATGGCGGCGATGAAGCGGCTGATGGAAGACGACGAGGTGTTCGGCGAGGGCATGGCCGAGCGCATCATGGCCGCCCGCTATTTCGACGAGGAGAGCGGGCTGTGGCGCCGGCTCACCTCGGTTCCCGGCATCGCGCGCGGTTTCATCGGGCTGGCTCTCGATCGCTACGGCGAAGGCGCCATGCCCTCGGGCGACGGCCGCACCAACAACGGCCAGAACCGCCTCGATGAAATCAAGAAGATCATGGCCACCGATATGGACCGCTACTGGCGCGAAGGTCTCGCCGACGAGGCCATGGCGATCGAGCGAGAGAACGAGCGCCGCGCATCCAAGCGCGCCGGGCGCGGCGTCCGCTAACAAGACAAAGCCCTCGCCTTCATGGGGTCGAGGGCTTTGCCGGGGCATGCACAAATAGAGAGGGAGGTGGGAAGCCTTCCAGCTTCCCTGGGCTCACAGTATCAACGCCAGTTTTCGATGGATGAATCAGTTCGATCGGTGATGGCTGACTTCCTGATATTGCCTGAAATTAGCATAAATTTGATTTGTTACTTTTGCAAGTGACCACTCACCTGCGGCCACCCTGTTATCCACAGCCCCGCGCGAGTGTCCGCCTACCCGCCTCTCCGGAAAGCCCCGATAGCCCGCACGCCACCCGGCGGCCCCTGATCTCGACGGGGATCAGGCCATCCCGCCAAGAATTCGGCAAGCAACGCTAACCGGCCAACCTGTCCTTAAAGGCTCGAAAAATCCAATCGCAACAATTCATGAAGGATAATGGTAATGGCTGACTCAGCCTTTCAAACCCATTACCGTAATGAACACATCGCGGTCTTCGAGCAAGACTACTCTGTACTTCGAATGACTTGTGTTCAGGAAGCGGTAATTAAAGGAAATCAGGCGGTGTTCTTGGTCAGCGGCTCAGGCGGGCTTTCCGCCGTGACCCGTGGCGTGAACGGCCTCATTCCCTACTCGACCGTGGAAAACGTGCAGAACACTGCAACTTTGCAGGAATTTCACGCTCCATACGAACGCACGGGATTCAACATCTTTGCATCCCAAGGCGATCAGCGTCGGATCATGCAGAAGGCGTCGGTTGCGGTGCTGAACCGCAATATCGATCAGGTCATCATGGATGAGCTGGACACCGCGACGCTGACCACCGGCTCTGCCGTCACGGCAAACCTGACCCTGGTGATCAAATCCAAGGTCATCCTCGGTAACAACGAGGTGCCGACGACGGAAGAAGACAACATGTTCGCGGTCATCTCGCCCGCGTTCGAAGGCTATCTCATGCAGGTGCCGGAGTTTTCCTCCGCCGACTATGTGGAGATCAAGCCGTTTGTCGGGCCGGCGAAGCGTATGCGCCGCTGGGCGGGCGTCAACTGGATCATTCACCCGAATGTTCCCGGCGTCGGCACTTCCAGCGAATCCTGCTTCATGTACCACAAGAATGCCATGGGCCATGCTGCCAACAGCAAGGAGATGCAGGTGTTCGTGGACTATGACAGCAAGCAGGATCTGTCCTGGTCGCGCGCATCGCTCTGGCACGGCGCCAAGAAGCTCCAGAATTCGGGCATCGTGAAAATGGTTCACGACGGCTCCGCGTTCGTGGCTTCCTAGGCGGAAAGGAGCACTGAACCATGGCTTACTCAACTGCTAATCGCCCCTACCTCACCGTTGCTGCGGTGGCTGGGGGCCAGGGCATCGGTTCGTCCGGCATTTTCGACTATGGCGGCAATCAGTGGGCATATCGTTCCACTGACACGCTCGCAGCGGTCGCGACCACCGGCTACTTCACTGATGGCGGTCCCGGCAAGCTGAATATGCGCGTCGGCGACCTTGTTGGCTTCACCCGGCTGACCACGGCCGGCGTGCCGACGGCGCATCACTTCCTGGTGATTTCGTCCGCCAGCACCAACGGTGCGAGCCCGACGATCCTGAACTCGTCTTCGTCCTAATCCTGGGACGAGGCTATCTCGGAGGAGGGTGCGGATTTGCGCCCTCCTCTCCTCACCCCCAAGGACCATTATGACCGAAAAAACCCTCACTGCCAAATATCTCAAGCGCGAATCCCATTGGGACATGACCGTCCCGCAGTATTTCGAGACGCTCGAAGACGAGACCATCAAATACTCCGACCTTTTCCACCGGCAGTTCTGGCGCCACCACATGACCCTGCGCCCGAATTCGCTGGTTCGCCTGCGCCATCCGCTCGGCACCTTCGATGTGATCCTCAACGTCGTGCACAAGGTTGCTGGCGGTCTTCAGGTCGAATTCTTCGCCGGCCGTCCGCCGCGCGGCGTTGACCCCTACAAGATCGAAGCCGAAGTGCGCGAAGAGGACATGAAGCTGACCATGGCGCCGATCGCCACCGACGGCAAGCCGATCTGCAAGGTGCAGTACACCGCCAAGACCAAATGGCGCGTGCTCGGCCTGGGCGGCACCGAGGTGCAGCGCGACATCGGCTCGCAGCGCGAGGCCGAGGTGATCTTGATCAACTACCTGACCAGCATGAACATGCGCAATCCGAGCGACGATGAGCTGCTCGCCCACGCTACCAAGAAGGCGGCGGCCCTGGCGGCGGCGCAGAAAGAACCCGCATAAGATAGGAGCCCGCCGTGGCCACCAAGCTCACCGTCTATAATCGGGCGCTGCTGGCGCTGAAATCGCGCCGGCTCTCCTCGCTGACGGAGAGCCGGGCCGAGCGCCGCGATCTCGACGCCGTCTGGGACGAGACGCTGCGCTGGATGCTGGAGCAGGGGCTGTGGAACTTCGCCACAGCGCCGGAAGAGTGGACGCCATCGGCCACTGCGGAATCGCAGTTCGGCTATCAGTACGTCTATGAGAAACCAGATGATTATATGCGTCTGGTGAGCATCTCCGCGAACGAACGCTTTACCCCGACGCTCTCCGATTTTGCCGAGGAGAGCGATTATTTTTTGTCGGATGTCTCGCCGATGTGGGTGCGGTTCGTCTCCACCGATATCACCAAGGGCTATGATCCCGGCAAGTGGAAGCCGGCCTTTGCCGAGGCCATGGCGCTTGAGCTGGCATGGCGGGCCGGGCCGCATATCTGCTCGCTGTCCGGCCAGGACAAAGATGATCTGCGCAAGGATAAGAAGCTGGCGCTGTCCAAGGCCAAGGCGTCTGACGCAGTCAACCAGCCGATGTCGATCCTGCCGGTGGGCCGGCTTGTCCAGTCGCGTAACGGCCGGCGCAACGCTTACAATAACATGCGGCGCACCCCGTACGCATAAGGAGTTTGCTTTCGATGGTCGATAGCATTGATCGCCTTGTCGGTGCCAGAACAACGTTTGGCGTGAAGAAGCCGGTGGCCGCCGCCACGACGGCCAATATCACCCTGTCTGGCGCCCAGACCATTGATGGCGTCTCCGTGGTGGCTGATGACCGCGTGCTGGTCAAGGACCAGAACACCACGGCCGACAACGGGATCTATATCGCCGCCTCAGGGGAATGGACCCGCGCGGTGGATTTCGACGGAACCACCGACTGGTGCAAGGGTACGCTGGTGGTTGCGGCGTCCGGCACCATCAATGCCGGCAAGATCTTCCGCGTGACCTCGGCCGACCCTACCGATGTCGGCGCCTCGGCAATCACGTTTGAGAGCATCTCCTTCGCTGACGCCCACGCCAATGATAGCGTCGCGGCTTCGGCTACTATCAATCTGTCTGCAATTGATGCCGATGCGGTTGATGTCACCGGCGGCGGTGCCACCATCACCGCGATCACTTTGGCCGAGGGGCTGACACGAATCATTCGTTTCACCGGTGCCAATACGCTGACACATTCCGCAACGCTGGTACTGCCCGGCGCGCAGAACATCACCACGGCCTCGGGTGATTTTATGATCGTGCGCGGCTATGCGGCAAGCACCGTGCGCGTTGTCGCCTATGAACGAGGTGACAGTTATCCGCTGATTACCGGCACTGCAACGATCGCCTCCGCAGCAACCGTCGATCTTGCGTCTGTCAGGCAGCAGGTCATCACCATTTCAGGCACGACGCCGGTTACTTCATTTGGTACGGCGCCCACGGATGGCATTGTAAAAA